TTGTCTTTAATTTGACACAAAGATGTCAATGGATCTTTCGATCCAGCAATCTATCCGTAGTCTTTGCGATAAAACACATCGAATACGGGATCTCGCATGTTGAAGAATGGTCCGGCGTTCTTCACAATCCGGCACACTCGTTCGTAATCCTCCAACGAGATCTTATAGCGCTTGCATACGCTAAGTGCACTAATCTTCCCCAAGTTCTCACCTAGCAACTTCGACTTTTCGTCCGAAATTACATCAGCAACCCTTGAGGTTTGCAACAACTTCTCGCCTTTCGGCGTGCTGCTACAGTAGTACGCTGCGTGGAATGAATCGTAAAATTCGTGATCTCCCCAAAGTCGCCGTCCTTGGACTAAGCCACTGAGAAAAGCCGAAACGCGTCCTTCCACAGGACCGGTTCCGGGCAAGTCACCTTTGAAGGTACCAAAACCTCGGACGTGAACTCCCAACCCCAACCAGGGTTCGTAACAATACCCTTCCGGGTAAAGGTTCGTCTCAATACGAGAGGGGGAGCACTTAAGGAATTGCACATCTTCTATGCACTCGCAAACACCAGCTTTCAATTCATAGCCAACGTCTTCTCCGGCTAAAACATACGCCTCCAGCATCTCTGCTCGAGTCAACAAACGTGGGTCAGGGACCCGCTTTCCTAAAGCGAAAGCGATCAACAAGTTAGCGAAGTTGTTGATCAACGTGGTGAGGGAGCTACCTGAATATAGCCTCCCAGTTGTGAAGTGGTACACCACTTGTTGCTTCCGTCTGCCTCGGTGTTTACTTTTATACTTGAACCTCAGGGGTTTATACAACTCCCGAAAAGCTCTAGCAAAATAGTCGTTACCTGTAGCGTCCAAGCCTTGCGCCTCTCGGATTAACTCCTCGAGAAGTTTAAGCATCGGTGTACGATGCGAACCGTCGCATTTGACGATGTCACCGTTGATGAGCACCAATCCATCGCTGCATTGGGCACTCATGCAACAGTCATCGCTGTGGTAAACGTAACATATGTCGTCACCCGGTTCCAGCAAATTCTTGAAAACACTGCGCATCTTATCCTTTTCAGGACCTACAACAAACTCCGTCTTGAGCTTCTTAAGAGACTCGAAGATCGGAATACCACTCCATGCTGCCTTCAAATCCGGGACCACGCAGGCGGTAGCGTGGGTGCGGTACACACCCAAATCACCTATTCCACGTTTCTTGGATTGTTCCAGCAATTCCCCAAACTTCAACTTAAAATCGACGGGTTTGTGATCATCGAAATCAGCTCTACCATGCGCCAAACATTCATCGTTGGTCCGTTCCCGAAGTTTCTTCTTCGGGTGCGGGGCGTGAACCCAAGCAGGGAGCAAAGTCTCGGGGTTGCGATTTGTCCACCTCTCCTTAATGTAAGAAACCAGTTCTTTCAACTGTGGTTCAAACCGGATGGATAAATCGTCTTGATTCGCGGCCAAACGATCGCTGAAGCCTTCCTTGGTAGGTTGCCTCAAAGCTATCATTCGCGCCATGGCCGTCTTACACTCGTATGGTCCGGATCCTGGCATAGTTAATCCATCTAACACGAAAACTCCAAAGGCGCTACGGTACTCACTTTCGTACTCCAATTTGTTCCATTCAAAATTGGGAGTCATACTTTCAAAATCCATCCACTTCTGGTTCTTAGGATTACGTCGCATTTTATCTAAGTCGAGTAAACTTAGATCAACGGGCACGGGTTTATAAACAAACTCTGGCGTGAGTTTGGTGAGGACCTCCAAAGTACTCCCGTGCAGGTACTTGAATTGATCCATGTATTTCCCCCAGCGTCAGGAGGGAGTGCTGTTAACGGTAGTCACCAACACCTCGTTCAACGCAGCTCTGTTAATCTGGAGTTGCAAGTACGCGTACCTGACCGTGTTATTCAACAATATCACTTCGTCCATGGGTACGTTGGTGTGTTCGACTAACCATTTCCTCCCAGAGTACAACAACCGACTTTGTAAGTCCGCCGAAAACGAATTGGTGGAAGCGTGTTCGCGGAGCATCTCGCCTAGCAAATCACTCTCAATCAAGACGTTCTCCTCGAATCCTTCGTACCCTAAATTAGATGTCCGCGAACTTTCCCAAAAAGCGACTTCGTGGTTGGCCTTGAATGGATTAGCAACCTCTAATTGCATCGGGAACCGCCTGTGATTCACGTCGTGAGCAAAAGCTGGCAGACAACGGCGGGCGTAGTACTGCCCGAGATGGCCTACGAAGTATCTGAATCGTTTGTATGCACGGGTCATTTCAGACGCTTGACCGAAGGAATTCTTCGGTCTCCGGCTAGCGACTTCGACGAACTTAAGCTTCAAAGGCAAATTGGTGTCGATGTTCAGCATATTCTGGTAGCGTGTCACGGGCTCTTCGATGGCCGACGCCTTTGGTGGTATCGTGATCGCAAAATCCCGTTCCTTGCCATCCAACAGGATCTTCCCCAAAGAGCTAGACGCACCGAGTATAAGGTAATCCGTCTTCGGGTCTCGTGGTATGATTTCGATACGTTTAACTACCTTGGACACTTTAGGATTCTTCTCTGCGTCAATCCGCAATCGGTACTCTGGCATTAGGCCTTCATAACGAGCTTCGCTGTATTCCCGTCTAATCCCGTCGTTGTTAGACGCCGGTATTAACCCTTCCGCTACGCGATATCCATAACGATACGACTCGTGACTTTGCAACTGTGGTAACACCGCGTTTCGAAAGGCGGAAATCCAGCGTCGCATCGTCCTCACTGATTCAGGCATAATGATTGCAGGGTAATTGTAGGGGTCGCGCAACGGATGTGGCGGCAAGGCGTCAAGGTATGCATGATATTCTACGTCTTGAAAGAAGAGTTGTAGCTCGCGCGAATAGTGCTCGTAGTCCACCACGATTTTCTGAGCCAAAACCTCTCGGAAGTAACTCAAGCACGCCGCTCGGTAGAGTGTATCTTCTATCATGTCGTTTCTTTCTTTCTCGTACACCTTAACGGATTCGAAATTCAAGTGACCCGAGACGCTGTCGACCGTCCACGTCTGTTGTAACTCAATTAGAACCTCACTCCACGCTTTATTGCGTATCATCAAATCCCCGATAGTCAGTCTGTGGAAAATCTTCGCGCGTGCCTTAGTCGAAATACCGGGTCCTGTCACGGAGTTCACAAAGTGTTGCGACACTGGATACACACTGGGGTCCCGGGCTGTCATACTCGCTAGCTCCTTTTCTACAAACTCCTTGACGCTTTCGAAGTCCATGTCACGTCCTTCGGCTCTCCTCTCACGCCGCCGAGTTTTGGCAGGACTCTCGTGTTTCTTCGACTCAGGGGATGCACCTTCGGCGTCTACTTGGGTCGATACGTCACGGACCACCGGGGGTGCTCGGGGAGCAACAGGTTTTACTTCCGCGGGAACTACCAGATCTGGCGTGTCAGCTTTTACCGTTGGCTTTTCCTGAGGAGGAGCCTTGTGGTTAACGTGACCAGGTGAGAAACCTACGACGCCACCACCTACGATGATCTTACCTTTAGAGTCGCGCTTCAATTCAGGTGGTGCAGCTGGTTTCGAGGTTTCACCACTCACGATGACCTTGCAATCTACACCCTTATCTGGCGGCGTCTTCTCGACGACAACCCGTGAATCTCCCTTGGATTCAGCCACCTTTGGCGTGGACGACTTCTCCCGAGACGCGGTGTTGGGATTTTTGCGATGCCGGTTGGTTTCGGCCTCTTTGTGCCGTCGCTTGGCAGCAAAATTCCGGTCTGCAGCAGACTGCGCGCTACGGCGATCCACCTCCGCCTGACTCAGGGCCTCATTCTTTTCTGGCTTCCTCTTCATGGGCACGACCTTCTTCACAGAAGTTTCACCTGGCTCCGGCGGCGCCTTTTTCAGATCGCGTTGGGATACGTCGTCACTCCCGGTGACGGAACCGTTGTGGCCGTTGAGCTGTGAAGCAAGTAAAAAGAGGTACGGAAACGAATATTCCCGTTCACAGTGAAAGTCGAACCCTTCGTCCACACCTTGGTAGGGTGAGAACTCTTCCACATCGATCCATTCCACGTCATAGGATCGGAGGGCTTGTCTTGGTGTAGCCTCACCCGCCAACTCATCTAATGGAGTCGCGCACTTCCCGGAAGCTTGTTTAAGTGTAGCTTCACTAATAGCTTGTTTTGGTGTAGCTTCACCCGACGGCTCATTAAAGGGAGCCTCGCACCTTCTTAAGGTGCCTATATTCCCGTACGTCGGGATTTCAACACAGCCG